ATGAACCCCACGTTGATGAAAACGGGGTTGAGTGCTTTCTACATCACACCCGACTACACGACACCCAATCGGCCATTCAGGGTGTATCCACCTGACAGCAGTGTTGGTGTGGTAGTATGGGCACGGCAACGACCGAAGCTGCCATTGTCATTGGTAGATACCGTGTATCTTGACGGTCTGCTTCTGCAATACGATGCGTGTTGGATGTATGCAGTGGACGACGCTACGATACCAGCGCAGGTCAATAAGTTCCAGATGTTGGCACAGAACCGTCGAACTAAGATGAAGGCAGCATTCAGCCAGCATCCGATCCAACTCGATCCACGGTTCCCAAGCGAGATTGACACCGACACAGGTTACTTCATTCTTGCACAGGACCCAATGGCATGACCACGCAATACACGCCATATCTTCGGCTGGCAAAGCCGCCATTCGACGACATACCGTGGGATGAGGCTGTCAATGGTAACATGGATACCATTGATGCCTTCACAGCACAATATATGAATGTGCCGAATTACGTTGGGGGGTGGAATAACAGCACCAACTATATAGTGGGACAGCAGGCACTCGATATATCGCTCAGTTCGCTGTATACATGTGCAATTACACATGTGAGTGCTGCTGCACCAACAACATTCTTGCAGGAACGGTCTGCCAACCCAACGATGTGGACGCTCACAGGAAGTGCTCCACCTGTATTCCCTGCGACTACACTACCAGTCATGGATGGTATGGCCGCTATTGGTGGACAGACTGCGTATTCGCGAGGCGACCACGTTCATCCATCAGACACATCTCGTCTCCCATTAGCTGGTGGCACACTGACTGGTCCATTAATCTTAGCAGCTGATCCAGTCAATCCTTTAGGAACAGCAACAAAACAGTATGTCGATGCAGCAGCGTCAGCGTCGGCGGCGCACAACGTCGGGCGCAACCTGCTCCACAATTCGCTGTTCAATGTGCAGCAGCGTGGGGCGGGGCCGTGGGTCGCAAGCGCAAATTACACCGCTGACCGCTGGCAACTTTCTATAACGCTGGACAATGTATCCGCCAGTCTGACTACGCTCAATGATACCACACGCGGACAGATCGGTGATGAGGCGGCGACAACGTGCTGGCAAGCTATTGTCACTGGAAATGGAGGCGCGTCGGCGTTTTCACTACTCGGTCAGCCCATTGAAAATGTGCGGCGGTTGGCTGGCAAAACCATTACGGTGTCATTTTGGGCCGCCGCCAGCGGGGCGCTCAAATTGGGCGTCAATGTCCTGCAAAATTTCGGTTCGGGCGGGGCGTCGTCAGTGTGGGCAACGCCGCAGACCGTCACCCTCAGCACGATATGGACGAGATATTCAGCAACCATCGTGATACCGAGTGCGGCGCTCAAAACCTTCGGCACCGCTGGCACTGACTTTTCGCAGGTTTCTTTTGTCTTTTCATCTGGCACGACAAACGCCGCTGTGTTGGGCAATCCCGGCGTGCAATCCGGCACATTCCAGCTATGGGGCGTGCAGCTTGAAATCGGCAGCGTCGCGACCCCGTTGGAGAAGCCCGACCCGCAGCAGGACTTAGCGAAGTGCCAGCGGTTCTTCTGCTCAGTGACAGGCGGTCTCTACGTGGCGTCCGCAGGATCAGCCTCGCAGCAGGCGTTTATTCCCGTAGGGCAAGCGATGCGTGCAATGCCGACAGTCGCGGGTTACACGAGCCTTGGCGCAACTAGTTTTCCAGCGTCGGGTTCGTATGGCGTTGTCGGGGGGCCGTCAGGTCTGGCTATAGCGGACAACAGAAGCGCGACAACCAACTTAGCAGCCTTCTTTTATGGCACTTACTTTCTATCGGCGGACCTCTGAGGAACGCACGCATGGCAAAAGAATACCAACTCGTCGCACAACTCCCTGGCATGCAGATGCAGACCGTGCAGCGCATGAGCGACGGCGCGTTCATTCCGTTCGATCCGGCGAACCGCGACTGTCAGGAATATCTCGCGTGGCTCGCTGAAGGCAACGAGCCTGATCCTGCTCCTACTCCACGAGAAGTCAGTTGAATGTATCTGAATAAGACAAGTGGTAATCTGAACCCACGTGGACAACAGCCACAGGAACTGTTGCAGGTCAGCACTGTGCGTTCATTCGAGGGTGGATTGAATGTTACTGACACTGATCTGAACATGTCACCGAAGTTCGCCAAGGTGCTAGACAATCTTGAGCGATCAATTGATGGATCACTTGCACTGCGTCCTGGCACGAAGTTACTCGCTGCATTGTCCAACACCACTGATATCGTCAACTGCTACTACTTCAACAACTTCGTGATTACCGTTCAGCAGAGCGGTGCAGTGTGTAAGGTCGCAGGCAATGGCACGGTTACGCCATTGTTGATCACTGGCGCCAATCCGTGGCCTGCTGGTAGTATCGAAGTCAACTTCACTATCTTCAACAATGATCTGATCATCTGCAATGGTAGGGACAAGCCACTCATCATCAGTGGCAACCCAACCAATCCGAACTACATGCTGGTGCAGTTCCTCATCGACCTGGGATCGGTGACGAACATCAACACGCCAGTCGGCAAGTATGTGGTTGCACATGCAGAGTATACGCTGATTGCTGGTGTGAGCACTGATCCGACCAAGTTGTTCATCAGTGCTCGTGGCACAAGTGGCACATGGTTTGGTGATCCAGCACCGAATGATGCAGCAATCGTAGATTTGGGACCGCGTGTTGCACTTGGTAGTGCGACTATCACAGGTCTGGTTGCTTGGCGTGACAAGCTGATCGTCACGTTCGAGCGTGGTGTGTTGCCTCTCAATCTTGGCATCTATACAGGCACACCAAGTGTGCATACTCCCAGCGATGATGGGTTCATCGAGGAGTGGGGCTGTCTGACACATAGATCGCTGATCAGTGTTGGCGATGACACGTTCTACTGCGACAACGTGGGAGTGAACTCGATTACGCGCGTCAACATCTATCAGACGTTGCGACCAGTTCGTGCCAGTCACCTGATTGATCCACTCATCACAGCGATGCTGCAACCGTTGTCCACCAATCAGGTGAGCCAGCATGTGTTTGCAGTCTACGATCTGCGTCACTTCCGATACATGCTGTTCGCGCCGGTGTTCGCAGCGGATGGGGTGACAGTGACGGAGAGCATCTGCTTTAGTTACTCGAACATCCCAGCACTGAAGGTTGATGCGTGGGCACGGTTGCGCGGATGGAAGTGGCAGGCAGCATGCCGCACTGCATTGCAGAATGTCATCTTCGCAGGCGGCAACAAACTGTATTCGTATGACTTCGACAATCCTGATACTGGTGCTGATCTACTCAATGATCCTGACGTGAATGGTGGCAACGGTGTGCCACTCACCTTCGAGTGGGAGATGCCGTGGGCAGACTTCAAGCGTCGCATGTTCATCAAGCAGACACGCTACATCAGCTTGGATACGCAAGGCGATGCAGAGTTTACACTTGACGCGTTCGTAGATAATATCGTGGAACGCCAAGGTGTAGATGTTCCAATGCTCAGCATGACGTTCTTTGGTGGTGATGTTGGAGGATTTGGTAACTCACCATTCGGGAATGCAGGATTTGGTGGTGGGCGTAAATCCAGTGATGAACGCTTGTTCGCATGGACCACGAAGTTGAAGCTGTTGAAGCTGCGTTTCTCAGGCACCACGACACGCAAGCTGAAATTCATCAGCGTGTCGATTGCATACGTGCTTGGTAAGGCCAGGAGGTAGATGGAACTTGTTCCACTCGATCTCGACAACATGCCGTATGCTGTCGGTCTGGCAAGGGAATTGCACAGCCTGGGCAGCTTTGGTCGTGACGGTCCTGAGTTCGATTGGGACTGGTGCAGGAGAACGATGCTCCACACGTTGGGTGATGCGAACTACTACTTCATGCTCGCACGTGACGACACAGGCTACGTTGGTGCTGTCTGCGGCAAGGTCGTGTCATTCTACTTCAGTAGCAAGTGTATGGGCATCGAAGATGCATGGTATGTTCGTGAAGGCACGAAGTTCCGTGCAGCAATTGGCGTGCGGCTCATGCGTAGTTTTGTCGATTGGTGCATTGATACCAAGGGGGCTGTTCTGGTCCAGAGTGGAGACGTTGCAGGTATCCGCACCGTGGCTGTGGATGCACTGTATCGACACATGGGCTTCACACGGTTCGGTGCTGTCTATAAGTATGTAAGGGAAACGTGATGTTCACTCCCGGCGGTCAGCATGATCTGCTCTCATTCGCAGGCATGCGTGGTGGAGGCAAGGGTGGTGGTGGGGGTGGAAGCAGTTACACTCCACCACCACCTGTGTTCACTGATCCTATAAGCGGCAAGTCATTCCAAAGTCAGTTGGATATAACTGGTCACAACACCGGCCTCGATGCACTGAATGCTGAGATTGCACAGCGAGAAGCTGACGCACAGACCAAATCTGACGCTGCTACAACGACGGCGAACCAGACTGCTGCAACCAACGAGCAGACGTTCCAGACGAACAGACAAGCAGCATATGACACTGCGTTGCAGCAGGCGATCGGTGCATTCCAGAAACAGGGAGTGGACCCAAACACATACATGCAGTCGGACATTGTGCCGACGTTACAGCGTCAGTTCCAGTCAGTGCAAGACCTCGATCCCAATCCGACTGCTGCATTCCCAACTAACCTTGGCGATACGATCGTCAACAACGTGTTGAGTGGCAAGCGGACACAATCGCTGAATGCGTTGAATAACATCTTCACACCAAACTATGCACAGAACGTACTGCCTGATGCTACGACAGGCAACTACGTCAACGACGTCGTGAACCAGCAGTTCGATCCACTGATGGCGCAGTTGACCAATGCGCAGAAGCGTGGAACGCTGACCGATCCTGGATATCAGGCTGCACTCGACAAATTCAACACTGCCAAGACTGGTGCAACCAATACAGTGCAGAACTTGGGCGCAGGTATCCTGTCGTCAGATCGCAGTGCATTGAACGACTACATCAGTGGTGCACGTAGTGACGTGAACAGTCTGACACTCGGTCAAGCATTCGATCCAAAGTCGTATTCCGATGTGGCAAGTGGCAAGGTAACATCTGACCTGAGCAACTTCGGTGGTGCTCTACAGAACGCAGTTGGTGATACCAAGTTCGCTAACATCAGCGATCTGATCAATGCGGGTGGTGCAGTGCAGGGTAGTCAGAACCCGAATGCTACCAACCCGACTGGTCCCAAGGTGCCGTCGGCAGGTGATGATGCGCCACCACCACCTGATACAACCAATCTGCAACGTGGCCTCGGTAACGTTGGAGCGTTCTGATGAAGCTCGACATGGAATATGTGACTGATGTTTGGCCTGAGATGGATCAGTTGCTTCATGACTACTTCAATCGCACGATTGCGAAGGAAGGACTGCCTCCTCTGCACATGAACTGGCTTGTGTATATCAAGCTGAATGCAGAGGGCAACCTGCTACTGTTCACTGCACGAGGACACAAGGCAGACGAATTACTTGGGTTCGTTATGTATCACACCGTGCCTCATCTACACCATATCGGTGTGATGAATGCTGCCTGTGATATCTTGGCCGTTAGACTTGATCAGCGGGGCAACGGTATTGCTCGTGAGATGATGGAGTTCGCTGAGCCAATTCTGAAAAAGCGCGGTGCCAACTACGTCACGCACCAGTTCAGGACGTGCTACGATACAGAGCCTCTGTTTCCTAAACTCGGTTATAGATTGATCGAGCACGGATATCTGAAGGAACTCAACTGATGGCATGGATTACTCCGACGATTGCTGCGGTTGGTGCGCTGGCATCGACGGCTGCGGCTGCGGCCAGATCGCCTCAAGAGGGACAAGATAGACAAGCTCTGAATTATGCAGCGTTGCAGCAGGCTCTCGTCAACCAGCAAAACCAAGCTCGCGTCCAAGCACTGATCAACCAACGCAGTGTTGCAGGGCAGACCGATGCATTCGGTTCAGGGTATTCATATGATCCTGCCACGAATACATGGACTAGCACGCTCGGTCCGCAACCGAAGGCAGCAGAGACGGCTGCCATGCAAGCTGCTGTCCAGCGTAATACGACTGATCTGCGGCAGGCACAACTTGCGAATGAAGAAGCAGCACGCCGCGCGACATTGGCAGCACCGGGTGCGGACACAGCGATCCGCAATCTACAGACGTTCCGCCCAATGGGCAGTGACGAACTCGTTGGACTGTTGCAGCAACAGGCGACGAATGCACAGCAGAACACGTTCCGTCCCATGATTGCGGATACGTTGCGTCAGTTCGCCAGGACAGGAACCAGTGCTGGTCCAGTGCTTGGTGAAATCGGTCGGCAGCAGTCACAGGATTTGCGCAATAGCCTAATCGACGCACAGATCAAGGGCATGACTGGTGTGACAGACATCAACAATCAGCGCAGGCAAGGATTGGAGTCGTCTGCTGCGAACATGTCTGCACTTGCCAATCCCACCTTCCAGTATAGCGGCATCAGTCCATCGGGCGTCGATAATACCATGTCACAGCTTTTGTCACAGCGTGCAGCAGCGGCGGCGACGGCACCTGCGATGGGCATGTATGGTGCGAACATGGCATCGAAGGATTTGAGTGGTGCATATGGGACTGCTGGGACAAACTTGGCTGATCCGAACTTCGGACTAAACACGATATCAACTGTTGGCAAGGATATTGGCACAGCATTTGGTCCAGGTGGTGCAGGTAAGGGTTTGATCGACTACTTCAACAGCAATTCCAATACACCGCAGAACTCACCCAATGATCAATGGGACTTGTCTGCACCTAACGCTTAGGGAAGCATACGATGGCCGTTGCAAGTTATGGAACAACCAACCCACGTGGTCTAGA